TGTTGCAGTTGATGAACTAACATTTAAATTTGCAGTTCCTAAATTAGATGTATAAACTATTTTAGTTGGTTGTAATGTACCACCTGCTAATCCTACATATACTCCTGCATTACCTGTATTATCTATAAATGCAGATTGAGTTGCAGGGCCATTAGTCATTAAAGGCCAGTATATAGATGAAGATGTTATATTTTGTCCAATTGGTTCTTGGAATATACCATAACCATCTAATGCTTTATAAGTTCCAGAACGAGTATGAGAGCCTGTTACAAACAAACTACCTGATAACCATTGCCAATAAAAATCAACAGCAAAGTATTCTACTGAAGATGTATTAGCGATTGCTAATGGTGTTAAAGTTGAATTGATAATTCTATTTAAATCAAAAATACCAACCTTTTGTGTGTTTGGATATTTTGCAATTGTATAGTTTGCAGCTGATGATGAATTGGTTAAACTACCTGTCCAATAATATAATTCACCCAAATATTGAAATGAGGATGATGTATAAACAGGTGTTGACTCAGCAACTGTAAATATAATTGGTGATTGAGCTAAACTAACTAACGCCGGTGTCTGTGTGATTGATAATGACATCTATTTCCTTTTTAATAATAACCAATAAAAAAATAAAAGTAATGGATGACTATTTTAATTCTTTGTCTATCGCTTTAGAAATACTATCTGTAATCTTATCGGTTAAAGTTTCTATGTAATCGTCTAATAAATTTTGAAATTCATCTGACTCTATTGCTTGGTCTGCAAAGTTTATTTTATCTTTGTTTCCTGTCTTTTGATTTTCAACTTGCTCAGATACATCTGGGTCATTCCAATACTTACCATATTCTGCTCCTGGAGGTGAAACATCTATATTAAATTCAAAATTGAAAGTTCCACTTTTTAAATCTTCTATAAGTTGTTTTTCAGCACCTGCAGAGTTTCTACCACTTAATACATTTCTACCTGTATTAGCTTGTTTTAATTGTCTTTTAAGATTACCTGCAGATTTACCATTAGAACCTTTTTTACTTCTAGGTGCTTTGATTGCAGTTAATTCACCTAATCGTTTTGCTACTTCTAATAGTGTTGCCATATTATGATGGATTTAATACCATATATCCAACAGGTATATTTCCAGCTGGATTATTTATTTTAATATTAAATGACCCTGCAGTTACATTATATACACCTGCAGTTACATGATTACCAAAACCATCTGTTGATTGTGGTGTTACTAATATTACAGATGAAGTAGTTACTAAACTATTATTTACTAATAATCCGTCTGTTGCGTTTGCAATATAATCAAATTGTTTATTACTTCCTTTTGATAATTTAACTTCTGGTGTATATAACCACGAACTTCCACTATATTGTGCTCTAATATTACCGACACCATCTGCAAGAATAATATTATTATTTATTGTTTCACCAGTTCCTGTATATCCACCTAAAATTACATTATTACTTCCACTTATACTATTACCCGCATAATAACCTAAATAAGTATTTTTACTACCAGTTGTATTATTAAATCCTGCACCATTACCAATTGCAATGTTTTGTCCACCAATAGTATTTTTATTCAATGCACCAACTCCAACTGCCACATTTTCTCCACCTGTTGTATTTTCACCTAATGCTTGAGAGCCCATTGCAAAGTTATTATTACCTGTTGTATATGGTAATGTATTATATCCTATCGCCGTATTTTGGTCACTTCCACTACTATATCTCATTGCACCATATCCAATTGCAATTGAGTTTTGGACACTACCAGATATATTATTCATTGCTAAATCACCTAAAATAATATTAGTAGTTATACCTGTTTTACTTACAAATGTAGTATTTCCTTTTATAGTTAAACTACCAGTTATTGTTAAACTACCAGTTATTGTTTGGTCACCTATAAAGTTATTACTACCAGTTGTTGCAAATATACCATAGTTTAATATCTGTACAGAAGATGAAACTGTTCCTGTTGGAGTTGTTCCTCCACCAAAAGATGATGTTGCTACAGTTGTAGTGATACCACTTGCATTACCTACATAAACAAAACCTTGTTGTAATGATGCAGTAAGACTACCAGTTACAATTAAGTTTCCGTTTAATGTCGTTGCTCCACTTACATTAAGAGTTCCCTCTATGAATGTATTACTGCCTGAGTCAATTAAGAAGCCTGTCTTTCTTGCAGCTGCTGAAGTTCCTGTTCCAATTGCGAATATTGTTTCTGCAGTTTTTGCTTTGCTTACACTTAAATCATTAAATCTACCAAAAAATGCCGAACCATATGTTGCAGTTGTATTAGCTACACTAGACCCGGTTACAATCAATGTGTTACCATAAACCATTGTTGCTGCAACAGCTTGAGCATTACCTGCTCCAGCTGCATTTATAAATAATGTATTAGATTGGCCACCCAATATATTGTTATTAACTGTTGGGCCGGATGTAACTGCAGCATCAGCTATACCTGTTACTAAAATTGTATTAGTTGCACCTGCAATAATATTTCTACTTGTTTGTATTGCACTCAGTCCTAAACTACTTGTATAATATTGGTTAGTTAAAACAAAGCCACTATCATTTAGAATATTATTAATAAAGGTTGCTGCAGATGAACTTAAATTTAATGTTGCCGTTCCATTTATATTATTACCAGTTGTAGTAACTCCAGTTAAAAGATTACTTTGATTTGCAACAATAGCAAGGGTTCCATTTATATTATTAGAATTCATTGTTAATCCACTAACCAATCCTTGTGCGTGCAATACTGCACTACTTCCTATATTTAATGTTCCTTGAATAATATTAGAATTCATACTCCATGCAGAAGAACTAACAGGACCTCTCATAGTGATTGTACCTGCTTGATAATTACCATTCATTGATGGACTAAACTGCATTGACCCACTTATTTGTGGTAAACCTGATGTATTGATTATATTATTACTTCCACCTATATATCTTTTAAATCCTGCAGTTGCTGCTGCTGGGTTTGAGAATATATTATTACTACCACTTATAATAGTATCAGCCGTAGTATCAGTATTTTTGAATATTAAGTTTACGAATGTATTAGCTGATGCACTTAAATGTGCTGATGCAGATGTAAATGTTTTAGCAACAAACATTAAACTACCCGATGTAGATACTAATGATGATGCATTTAAACCTGCATCTTGGAATGTTTGTATACCTGTGAATGTATTTGAACCTGTTGTTGCAAAGTATGAATTACTTACATATTGAGATGCAGTGAATGCGTTAAACGATGCAGATGTTACTTGATTATCAATGAATGATGATGTTGCAACTAAAATTGAAGTATTACTACCATTACCTACCCATGTATATCCGTTAGATAAAGATGCAGTAAAGTTTTGAACTTGTGTACTACCCGTTACTTGCAATCCTTGCTCAGCAACAAATAATCTTTTTGCAGTAATTCTACCATCCGTAAATGCAGAACTTGAAGGTTGAAATTCTAAAGTTACATAAGGTTGACCTGAACTACTTAATGCTAATAAAGCAGGATTAGTAAAACTTGTTACCGATGGTGCACCTATTTTAGAAGGATTACCACTTATACCAATATAATTACCACCTTCAATTACATTTTGAATTGTATTTTTACCTAAAGTACTTGTATATGCTCCATTACCACTACCACTAGTAAATGATATAGTTAATATATTAATTTGTGATATACCTGTTGCTCCACTAACTATTAATGCATTACTTGATGGATTATATAAAAAATTATCTAAATTATCTTTTGTTATTGTGCTACCACTATAAATTAAAACAGGATAGTTTGCGTTAATATTTGTTCCTGCTAATTGTTGTATGTTTATACCACCACTAACATAAAGACTACCACTTATTATTTGGTCACCATTGAATGTATTACTTCCAGTTGTTGCAAAACTACCTGTGTTAATTAAACTTGCAAACGATGATGTAGCAATTAATGTAGTTTTATCATTACCATTACCTACCCAAATATATCCACTTTGTAAACTTGCAGTTAGTGCTCCTGTTAAGTTTAAACTACTACCACTAATATATCCTGATGAGGTTATATTGTTTACTAATAATAAGTCTTGATTAGGAATGTATTTTAAACCACCATCAACATATATTGCTTGAGTGCCTGTTGAATTATCGGTAAATGTCACAAAGTGTTGTAAGTTTTGTGTTGATATAGATGTAGATATTGCTAATGCAACAGATGCAGTTGCAACAGACATAGATGAAGTTTGTGAATAGTTTATGTATGAGCTAGTTGCTGCATTTAAATTATTAACCGATGTATTTAAAGATGCGGTAGTAGTTTCAATATTATTTAATCTACTGTTGGTAGATGATGTGTATGTATTATATCCACTATTAATGTTTAATTGAGATGCAGTAAATGCATTCAATGCTATAAATGATGCGGCAGACCCTGATGGATTTAATACATTGATTTGAGCCTGTAAATATGTATCAGTCACTGTTAATGATGCTGATAAATTAGTTATTGTTGTACTAGTACTTTGAGAATATGCATTAAATGATGAAGTAGTTACAAAACTACCAGTATTAATTGTTGTACCACTACCAGTTATATTAGCTCCGTATATATTTCCTGAAGAACTTATATTAGTTCCGTCAAAAGAAATATTTAATGATTGACCAATACCATCTTGTAATTGTGTCATTGTACCTGATACTAATGCATTATTAGTTCCTAAGTGTGCTAATGACTGATAACTTTGTGATATATAAAGATTACTTAAACTTCCCATTTATTTTTATTTTAATATTTTAATCATATTGCCATTGTCTATATGCCACCGCAGAGCCAGAAGACCAGTTTTGCGGAGTTGTTCCCCATATTTGTGGTGTTGTCCATAATCTACAATATTCACAATTACCAAAGTCAGCGTAAGGTATTTTTAATATTGGTAAGTTTACAAAATTATAGTCATCATCTCCACTAAATGTTCCAACAATAGTATAACAAACAAAATTGTAATAAGTGTTGATGTTGGGCCCGTTTGGAGGTACTGCATTTAAACTTGCAAATACTTGTCCAATACTACCTGTTTGTGCTAAAACAGCTTTATATTGTTCCTGCGTTTGACAATCTTGTATAATATATCCACTACCAGAAGGATTAACTAAAAAAAAAAGACAACGATTTTTATCATTGTGAGTAGTCAAAGTAAACTCTGCTGACCACCCAGCTAGACCATTATCAAATCGGTCTGAAAATGGAGTACAAACAATGTCATCGTTAATCTCAAACCCTTGCACTCCTCTTTGCGTATACGAAGTTAAATCATTTATTATTGCTAGAGTATTTGCAAAAGAGTCTACTTTATCATCAATTCCATAATAAGGAATAATTTGTTCATTTGTTCTAGCATCTGACTCATTATTTTTATTTTTAGTTTTGTCAGCAACTATTAATTGGCATCTAAAATTAGTTACAGAAGTTCCGAAATCAGTTTCTAATATTTGTATATTTCCCATTGGATATCCAGGAAATTGTCTTTCACCTATATCCCATAAATCACCTGTTGTTACGATGTCTATTGACGGGTGATTACTCATTATAGTTTTAAAATAATTCATTACATTATAGTAAAGAGTATAATTATTTCCTGTATTATGTATTATTTGTTGGCTCATATTAATTTGGATATAATTCAAATAGACAACGGTTTCTGTCGTTGTGTGTTGTTAAAGTAAATGTTATAGTCCAACCGGCTAAACCTGAGTCAAATCTTTCATGGAATTGTTTACAAGTTATTTCACCATTGATATCAAAATTGGTTACACCTCTTTGTATAAACGCAGTGATATCATTCATTATTGCTAATGTGTTTGCCCATACATCATACTTATCATCTGTACCAAAGAATGCAACTTCCATCTCATTTGTTCTATCATCACTTTCGTTATTCTTTTCTTTATACTTATCAGCAACTAGAATTTGAATATCAAAATCAGTTGTAGTTTCTTTAAAGGTTGTTCCTAATACATTTATATTTGCAACAGGATAATTTGGAAATTCTCTTTCATCAAAATCAGATAAATCTTCGTTTCCAGTATTTTCAATAGATGGATGTTGAGCACAATAATCTGATAGCACATTAATTAAATTATAATAGTTAGTATAATTTACATTTGTATTTGTTACCAATGCGCTTCCCATAATTTATAATTGTATACCACCAAAATATTGATTGCTTTGGTCAGGATATATTTGAGTTTGATTACCAATAGATTGTAAGTATTGTGGAATAAACTGAGAGTATGCAATCAAATAGTTTTGTAATCTTAATGCATAATAGTCAGCGTTTGCCTGTGCCTTAGCTAAAAGATAATCAATTTCACTTTTATTTGGTGCTATACCTTGCTCACTTTGTTGTTTAACTGCTCCATTAGATTTAAACTGAACAGAACTAAATGGAATATACTCAACCGTAGAATACCATATCAATGAATTTTTAACATAGTCATCTAAAAGGTCTTTGTAATATACCGATAAAGATGATACAGTATTTGCAGTGATTTGTTCTTGTAAGTAAGCAAATAAGATTGTACCTAATAAATTCTTTAAGTATTTATCTTGTGCGGTTCTTACGAATGGTAATAAAGCATCTGCATCAATTGCTCCTTGCAATGGTGTATTCTTTATAATATCATTTCTTGTTATGAATAATGCGTATGACATAGTTTATTATTTAGTGTATATTTCGTATTCTGTTTCAAAGAATGCAGAACTTGCTTGAATTGGTTTGTTATCTGTTGGTGGAATTGCTCCTTGTGATGTTTGGTCACCTGGATTATTTTGTGTTGCTGGGTTCTCCATTGCTTTATTAGTTTCATCTTCAACCTGTGCAACTGATTTACCTGTCTCATCTGCAGTAGTAGAAAGAATTACTAATGGTGTTAATTGTTCAAAGTATAATTGTGTATCTGCATATCCACCATCTATCAATGCCATATCTAATGTATTTAAGATTAGATTTTGGAATGGACTAATAGTCATTGTTTGCATGATACTAAATGCAGTTTTCATTTCTTCTGATTGAGAACTAAAACCATTGTTCTGTGTTCTAATACCAAATAGTAATGGACTAGTTACTCTATGTGCAACTAATATTCTATCTTGTGTATAGTTTGCAACATACTCATACTTCTCATGTAAATTACTAATATCAATTACATCTAATGTTGGTTTAGTAGCAGGGTCATCGTTAAATGATAACATAAATCTACCTGCGTTATCCGTACCTGTAAACTTAGCTTGAACTAAATCTTCTATTGTTTGTCTTTCTTCAGGTGCAGGAACTCCATTATTAAAGTTTAACATTACAGCAGGTAAGAAACCATTTGTAATATTGTTTAAGTGTAAGTTACTAATCTCACCTTCTGATATTGCAAATTGCATTGCACTAACCCAATCAGGTAGGGAATAATAATATAAACTTGGAGAATAATTCTTAATATAAAGTAATTCCATTTTCTCATTAGAAGTTCCAAATGCAGGTACTTTCTTTTTTTCTTTAATCTTCTTTTGGTCATTCCAATCTATACAATAATAATAATTTTCTATTCTTGGTGAATTGCCAATCTTTTCTGCACGGATGGTTTGAACTGGAATATGATACATCTTAATTATCTTAGTATGTTCATCGTTCCAATATACCTGATAACATGCATTACCATATAATTTTAAATCAAATGCTACTCTCTTAGTTTCTTCCTGTGGAATTAACTTTTGTAATACATCGTTAAATGCAGGTGTCTTTGAGTATAAACCCTTACCATATATTAAATCAGCAATACCCTCTATACATGCAGAGTTAGTTGTTGATACATTAAATGTCATTGTTACTGCATTAAAGAAATCATCATGTCCATAAACACCAAAAGGTATCCATGAGTAACGAGTTTTTGTATCTTCCGTTATTAATGGAAGCAAATTATTATTTACATTGATGATTGAGAATTTTTCTTGTTGTTTCATATTATGTCAAAATTATGTACTTGTTTTCACTACCATGTGAAATTACTGGCGGTATTTGGTTTTCGTATACTGCTTTATCGCTCGTTGATTGAGACCTATATACTTGTATTGAACCATGCCATATTGGATTTAAACTACCACTATTGTATAATGTAGCACGATATTCAGAACCTACTATTGCACCACTTATAGATGATGTAAATTGAATATAACTTTCATATGGTTGATAACTTACACTTGTCATAGAAGCAGTTAGATTTTGTAATGTATACATATCTTGTAAAGACATAGTAAATTCATTACTTGCAGTTGGTTCTGTTCTAAATGTAAATCCGTTGGACTGAGATATATAATAAGCTAGCATTATCTTGTTATTTGCTTGTTTGTATATAGTAATAACATAGTATTATCTTAAAATAGTTAAAATAAAAAACCCCACTCCGAAGAGTAGGGTTAATATTTTTTATGCTAATACTGATTAAGCGTTTGTTCCGTAAACTACTGTGTAGTTTGCGGTTAGACCACCTAAAGCGTTAGTTGTTGTACTTCCAGATAAGAATGTTGCTGGGTATTGTTCCATACCTGTGAAAGTTATTGAATAACCATAAAGGTCACCCAATGCCGCACCAGTAGAAATTGTTCCTGCAGTTACATCCGCACCTAATTTTTCACCAACTAATAACGCATCTCCGTTGTTAGTCCAAACGATAATTTGTGGACGACCATAACTCATTAATTTAAGTTGAGTAGTCATTTCGTTTGTTAACTTTTTTAAGTTCAACAATAATTCTTGAGAGAAAAATGTTGTACCTGTTTCACGAGATGTGTTTACTGATTCATTATATGCACTTGTTCCTTTTAATTGATAATAGTATAATACACTACCTGAAGGTACTGCAGTTATAAGACTACTAGGGTCAGAAGGTGTTTGATGTGTGAAAGAACCTGTTGTATAGTTTACGAAGTATACACCTTGTATACCACCGATTGACTCTTTACAAACTTCGTTTCTTCCAGCTGATAAATTACAAGCCATGTCTGTTTAGTTTAATTTTGTTAGTTAATATTAGTATGCTCCTAAGTAAACGATATCAGAACCTACACCGAATTGTACACCAGATGTAAATCTCATAATGATACGATAGTTTTGTGAACCATCAATGTCAGCCATGTCTAATACTTTTACTTGGTTGTAATCAGATAATAAACCTGTACCGAAGAATAAGTTAGATTTTTGAGCTGCAACGATTTTGTTATCACTCATACCTGGACATAATACCATTTCAATACCTTGGAAGTTATAAGGCTTCTCACCGATATTCATTGAATTGTTCCAACCATTAGCACCTAAACCAGAAGCACCATTACCTGACATTGCAGTTTGGAATGCTTTAGCTACTGAAGTACCGATGTATATTACTAAGTCTTGCTTACCATATACAGTTGCTGGAATTGTTTGAACCACAGAGTCTAAGATAGATACTACATTCGCTGAAGTTACAGTTGCTGCAGACCCTGAAAGAATAGTTGATGAACCACCAGTTGTTCTTGCTGGTAATACTGCTCCTGCTCCACCTGCTGCTACTGAAGCAGATAAGATAGTTTGGAAACCTGCGAAAGAACCATTAGTTGAAGTTCCTGCCCAAATGTTTTGCTCAGTTGCTTCTGCAACTTTACCACCTACATAAGATACTAAGAAATCATTAAAACTCTTAGGGATTTCATCAAAAGCTGAAAAACCTAATTGTAATGCTTCCCAAGATGCTACGAAGTCTTGCTTACATAATTGGATGTTAACTTGTAACTCTTTTGGAGTCAATACTTGTTCTGCGATAGTTACACTACCTGTGTTTGTGATAAAATCACAAGATGCGTCATTTACTAATGATGCTACTGAAATCTTTTGGATTACACTCTTATACTTCACGTTTGGCATGATAGTAACAAGCTTCTTATCCAATGTGTTTGCTGATAACAACGCTGCTGCGATGTATCCTGCTGCTGCCTCACCCGCGTAAGTTGTTGCTGTTACGGTTGGATTAGCAAATTTTTGAAATTGTTTCATTGTTAATTTCTTTTTGTTTGATTAATTAGTTATATAATTTAGATAAGAAATTTGATTGTGAGTCATTTGATTTCTTACCATAATTGTTTTTATTTTCTGTTGAGAACTTACTTACTTGTTCTATTGGAGCACCATCTAATTTAGGTAACTCTTCTTCCATCTTCATTCCTGCAACTTCTTCTGTTACTTCAGAATTTACTGGAGGATACATCGCTTCTTCCATCTTAGTCATCTTAGCTTCCATTTCAGAAATTCTATATTGCATATCTTCCATCATCTTATTCATATCAACTTGTTCAGTTGGTATTTCATCTTCAGGTGCATCGGTATCTTCTACGATTGGTTCAGCAGTATCAGTTTGTTCTGCCATCTTCAATGTGCCAGATTTAACTGAATTCTTTTGAGTTGGTGTTTCGTTCACAGGTAATTTATCTCCTGATGCTTGAGGAATTTCTTCAAC